CAGGAAAAATGCCGGGAACAAATATGAGCTGAACTCAGACTTACCCATACGTGGCGCAATATTGATGATGACCCGGCGCTTTTTGCCCTCGATCACATCCTTGAAAATCTTGGCCAGCTTCCTGTGATGGGGCCCGACCTTAAAGCCCGGGTAGACGGACTTGGCAAACTCGATCATGTCGCCGCGTGCCAAGTTGCGCTTTTGGTGCTCGGCGGCTTTCTCCAACAACTCCAATGCCTCAAGCTTCTCCTGTGTGGAGAGCTTGCTCATATTCATGAGCAGCGCCTTGGCCTGTTCAGGCGTCAGCGTTGGGTTGGTCGTCATTAGGGTTTTCCCCAACAGGAGTCACATCTTCAATATCAGAGGGCGTGGCGTCTGTGATGTTCATGAACACCGCCAGCTTCTCCTTGAGCTTCTTGTCGATTTCTTCTTCCGTGAGGTCTGTCTTCTTGACCTCGATCTTGTCGGTAAACAAACCAACTTCCGTCACTTTGCCCAGCAACCCCAGCGCCTTGAGCCGGATATTTGAGTTGGGGTTCTCGCACTCCTCCAACAGCTTGGCCACGGCGTACCCGCGCAACTGCTTGGCTTGGTGCACAAACTCCCAGTCGTATGCGGTCAACATGCCCACCAAATGGCGCACGGCTGCGGGGGTTTCGATCTGGGCAAGTTTGTGGTGCGCACCGTCTTCCTGTGTGACAACGGCGTTGAATGCGACCCGGGCGGCTTTTTGCTCAAGCTCCGATATGGCGGTGTCTGTGTCGGGGGAGCCCAAGGATGCGAGAAAGTCTGCGGTCGATACCTGGGCGTCGATTATTTGCGCTGTGTTGTGTTTCTCAACGGCGCGGCCCGCATCGTCGTTTGGGACGATGTCTGGCTCAAAATCCAACAGGTGATCAAGCATATGCGGGTTTGAGGCGTGAGCCCTTGCTTACCGATGGCGCATACTATACACTGGCGTTGAGTAAATAGGCAAGCAGTTGCCCGTTTGCTTTCTCCTGTGGGGGTTCCAAACCCACTTTGCCCCACTGGCTTACGGCCGGTGGGGCTTTTTCTTGCCTGTACGTGTCTAACATTAGACAAAGATGGTGTGAAAATTTTATAAAAATTGTGGGGGGTAGGTGTTAAGTATTACAGAAATGTGGAGTGTGGTTGCAAAACAGTGTTTGTACAGCCACGCCGCACCGGGTCTACACATGGGGGGTGGGGGTATGGTGGGGTCAAACGGGGGGTCTGCCAGACCTTCCAAAAACCCCCCATACATAAACTAGAAGCATCGGTAGGGGATTGGCCCCTGCTGATACTTAACCCATAGGAGTACTTCCATGCTTTCCATTCAACAGTACGCGGCTCGTGTTGGCCGCACCAGCGCAGAGATGCGTGCCGGTGCTGGCGCATTCCATCTGGCTTATGTCGGGGGCACGCCTGAGCAGCGGGCAGACCTGCAGCGCAGGTGGATGCTCGGGCATCTTGAGGGTGAGGTGAAGGCCAAGGCCATCACCGGCGAGCCAGAGAGAATTCTCTCTCGGGGCAAGGGCAAGGGTGCAAGCAGGGCGCACATCGGTGCGATAGACCGGGCGTACAGCTCGTTTAGGTACTGCGTGATTCGCCCGGAGAAGAAGGCGAAGAAGGCGGAACCCAAGGCCAGCGCCCGCATCAGCCGGGAAGCACGGACGATGGCCAAGGCGCTGATTGATCTGTGCGGCTCGGTCGCTGCAGCCAAAGCTGCTCTGGCTGCCGTCTAACTCTCAGAGAGATTTCTCTCTCAAGCACAGCGGGTCAGGCTGGCCCGCTGTTTCTTTTCTTGTCTAACCCAGGAGTTCCCATCATGCAATTCACTGTCATCCTGCGCCACGAGGGCGTCGACCGCACCTACCACTGCCAGAACCGCTTCGATGCGGATGTTCTGTTCGACGCCCTGCAATCCCTCAATGCCCGCATCGAGCTTTGGCAGGGTATGCAACTGCTGTCCTACTACGACCTCGACTTCACCAAGTAAGAAACTCTCTCAGCCTTGCGTGCAGGGCTGAGGGGGCGATCTTGCCCATGTCACACAGGAGAACTTCCATGACAACCAAGCACACCGGCATCGTCACAATTGGCAAGAGAGAATTCTCTCTGGTCGAGGAGATGCCCTTGGGCGCACACCGCCCGGACTTCTGCATCTGGCGCGTCATCGAGCGCCGCACGGGCAACGAGACAGTCCTGGCATCAGTCAACGCCCTTGAGCGTTGGTTCATTGAGCAGAACGCGTACGCCGCCATGCGTGCAACCCATGTCCGTTAAGGACTACCATCTAGCGCAGCTTCGCAAGCTGCGCGATGAGCTGTATGCCAAGCTGCCCCCACAAGAGCAGCGGCGTATCGACGAGGCCCGCCGTGCCCGCCTTGAGTGGCAAGCATGGCGCAGCAAACAGCAGTGCCTGCCGCTGTCTCACCCATGAGACAGTGATTTTTTGGTGTCAAAGACTAAAAAGTTTCGCCAGCATCAGAGACGGGCGCTAACCCGCATGAATGCTGGCGTTTCCAAATTTCCGTCCATCTATCTATCTATTTAAAATACATTAAGAAAGGTAAAAGATATCTCATACCCACACCCATCCTTTCTTTCTGTTTTTCTTCCCTGTTGTATGTCCCGCAAAACGATAGATAGACGGACAAACCCACCCGTTTCACCCCGCCAACCCGCATGGATGCTAGCTTTCCAACTGTCCACCAACTACGGCGAAACTTTTTAATCATGGTACACTTTTGGACGTCTCAACACTAAAGGACTTTAATCATGGACAGATTAATCAGCCGCCTCCGAAACATGAGCTACTGGGATGCGCACAACCACCTCATGACGCTCGACCTGCCCCTTGAGTTGCGCGCCTCGCTTGCAGTGAGAGCCAGCGACCTGCGGATGCACGACGCCAAGGAGGGGAAGAGCGCAAAGCTCATGCACATCCACCGCGCCGAGATGTGGCATCGACTGCTCGCCCCGCTCAAGTACGAGCTGAGCAACGCCAAGGTTGGGCTAAGACTAAAGCCCTTTGATGTTGCCCCCGAAAGGCACACCGCCTTCAGTGAGTACGTCTTGCTGTTGGAGAAGCTGCTTGCAGGGCTGCAATCATTGCGTGCACTGCCGGACAACGGCGAGCGCAGACCTGTGGACATAGCGCAGGAGCGTGGGCTGCCCAACAAGGGCGTGCATTGGACGGACTGGGTGTCAGACAAGACGCGCAGGCGCATCGATGGGTTGTTCCATGCCATACCCTTTGTGTTCAAAGGCAAGCGGTTCGAGCCTTTCAGGCGCAGGGTTCCCCCCGATATGTTCAAGCAGGATGTGGCCGTGCTGCAGGGGCGCACGTTCAAGGAGTTGGATATCCTGCGCCAGGAGATAAAGCTTCTGCGCAAGATCGACTGCATGACGCACGACCAGCGGGCGCAGCTCGACAAGATGGAGCTGCAGGAAGACAACATCATGGCAGCCATTGGGTTTCTTCTGCAAACGCGCAACAACGAACCCGTACCGCCGACATGGCATGGGGTTGCTGTCGATGCAAACACGCAGCCCATTGATGAGGAGTCCGAAGCCGCGCTGCGCCAGCAGCTACAGAAGGCACGCACACCCGCCAAGAAAACCAACCGCCCCAAGCGGTACAACAAATGACCCAGAGAGATTTCTCTCTCAACAAACATGGCCAAGCCGCACAGCCATACCCAATGTGCGGCACTTGTAAAAAGGAGAAAGTAAATGTATGAAGTGATTTGGAGTTATGCACAGGACTGCTACATCGTGCGCCCTGTGATGGCATACAACCGCATCGCGCCGCGATTCATGGGCAGCCACGATGAGTGCGTGGCGTGGCTCAGCAAACACGTATGAAGGGAGAACGCAAATGGAGAACGTAACTGTGACACGCACGTTCAGGGTCGCCCTGACTGCAGACCAGTGGGCCTTGTATGACATTGAGGGGCGCGATGTGGCAGCACACGCGCTGAACAAGTGGGCCGAGAGCGCGCTCAATAGCTGTACTACCGAGGGTGAAGCGGCGCAGGTCATCGCTCTTGCGCAGGACAGGTACAGCAACTTCGGCGCAGCAGACAGCGAAGGGTACGCCGTGATGTACGAGCTGCTTGGCGTGGCCTTCCCGAAAGGAAAACGCAAATGAAAGAACTGACGCAGATGCGCAACGCATACAGGGTGTGGTGTCAAGCCACGTTCCCTGACTTCACCCCGAGAGACTTCCCCTACAAGGGAAGGATGTGGCAGGTATGGCACGCGGCATGGACAGCCGCTAAACAAGGAGAAAGTAAATGACACCAGAAGACTACGAGACGCTCACACAGGCGCTCATCACCGCATGGGCCAAGGCAGACAGAGCCAAGGCTATCGTGCACAGCGAAGGCGTTGCCGCTCACGAGGCGGGCAATACCACAGCGCAGCACAAGCTGGAGGTTGTGCACCACCAGATCGACAAAGCCGCAGCGACACTCGCAGACGCAGTGCACCTGCTCAACAACTATTGGAGAGGATGAACATGAAGTACTACGTAGAGTTCAAACGAGTCGCCTTCCTTGAGATCGAGGTCGAGGCAGAAGACGCCAACGCAGCAGAGGACTTGGCATGGGATGAGCTGGACAAAGACCCAGCCAACATCGACAAGGAGTGGTACGTTAACCAGATACACAAGGAGCAGTGACATGACAGTACTCACAGGCAACCAGATCGAAGGGGCGCGGCTGCTTACGCTGCGCTCGATGCTCATGCTAGAGATGAAAGGGATGCACCGCCGAGGGCGTAGTGCATACGCCCTGCTCAAAGACATGGGGTTCAAAGGCACGAGAGAGAAAGTTCTCTCTCAACTCGACGACATACGCGCCCAGTTGCTGGGCATCAACCAAGGAGAAAGCAAATGAAAGAGAACCCGCTAGGACTGAACAAGATGTTCGCAACACCCAAGGACATGGAGGCACTGATGGAGTACTGCGAGCGGTTCACAGGGCAGGAGCGAGTGATCGCGTTCCTGGCAGCAGGCATGGCGCTGAACTTGGCGCACAAGATGGTAGACGAAGCAATGAAAGGAGAAAGCAAATGACTGAGACCGAGAAGAAACTTTACGACGCACTGCAAGTGCTGCTCAACTCGTGGCCCATCGTTGAGCACCTGAGAAACAACGACCCGATGGCGCTCAAGCAAGCACGCGAGGCGGTAGACAGCGCATGGTTCAAGGCCCACTTCAAGGAGAAAGCAAATGAAAGCAAATGACATGAGCGAGAGCGAGCTGATCAAGGCAGCCCACAACATGGTGTACTACGGCGGCGGCTTCGCCGCTCGCATTGCCGATGCTTACTTCGTGGCCGACAGTGAGAACAAACAACGACTACTCACGGCGTTCGGACACCTGTTCAAACGCTATGCACCAGGGCAGGGGTGGGGCCATGAGTGAGAGCCAACTGCGCCAACGCCTGCTCGATGCAGGCTACACATGGGACGAGGCCGAGGACAAGCTGGCCGACATAGCGTCGGATGAGTACGACGACGAGCAAGACAGGAAAGCGGAGGAGTACTTCGCAAACAAGGAGCGCAAAGATGTATGACCTCAACACAGTAGGCGGCATGAACCGCGCAGTCGAGTGGACGCGTGACCTGTTCGAATCGCTCAGAGATGGCGGCGTGTGGATAGTGCCGCGCTCGGGGACGATAGTGCAGGTGTTCAAGTCTGAGCGCCGAGTCATCATCACCAACGGCCCGTTCCCCGACACCTCTCTTGGGCGTGTCATCAAGAACATGGGCTGGGCAGTAACAGAGAAGGATTCGTGAGACACCATGTCTCACAGCGCATAGCCGGGCAGCGCCAATGCCCGGCACTAGAAACTAGGAGAAGCAAATGAAATGGTATGACAATACATTCCTCGTGGCCATGAACATCGTGGCTCGCAATCGTGAGTGGTTTGAGCGGGAGACAGACAAGTACACCCTGCACCCATCGGTCAAGCGCCTGCTTGTCGATGACCATCGCCCGCGTGACTGGCAGCAGTTGCTGCTTGAGTGGCCCCATGTGGCGCAGACTGACGCGCTGCGCCTTGCGTATACCCGTGACGAGCGTGCAGGCGAGGCCAACCGGCAGTTGATGACTTCTGTTGGCAAGTACTTGACGCGGCACTTCGACCTGCCTGACCATGTCATCCGCGATGCGGTTGCCCTCTACACTGGCGGCACTGACACATACAAAATAATCAACACCACGCAGGACATGGTGCACGCTGTCAACAACGGCCCTCACTCATGTATGTGCTGGACAGCACGCGACTTCGTGCGCTGCTCCGATGGCGAACGCAGGCATCCCTACGCCGCGTATGACCCGCAGTATGGCTGGCACATGGCGATACGCATCGCACCCAGTGGCGACATCGTTGGCCGTGCGCTGCTCAACACACATGATGGTCACAACTACTGGGTCAGGTCGTTCGGCAAGCAGGAGGGTAGCGTCTACTCGCACACTGACCAGCAGCTTGAGGCGTGGCTCAAAGAGCGGGGGTATGTCAGGTGGAACTACTGGCATGACGGGGCGCAGCTTGCATACATACCCATCGCACACGGCGAGTTCCTCGCACCCTACCTCGACGGCGACACGACACGCGCTACGCTTACCCACAAGCAGGAGCTGTACATCGACGACGATGGCGAGTACGAGATGCGTAACACTGACGGCACGCCCAACCATCAGGGTCGCCACACCTGTCCGGACTGCGGCGAGCGATGCGACGAGGACGACCTGCGCAGTGTCGGTTACCACGGCGATCACATGGTGTGTGAGAACTGTGTCGATCACGACTACACGTATGTCACCGGACGCAGGGGTGAGGATTACTATGTGCCCAACGATGACGCGGTTGAGGCCGATGGTGATTGGTACGACAGCCACTATATCGGTGACAACGACATCGTTGAGCTGGCCGACGGCGACTACGCGCACACTAACAACGCTGTGCGGTGTGATGATGACGATGAGTGGTATCACATCGAGGACTCGGACATCATCCACTGCGAGTACGACGACAAGTACCACCACATCGACAACTGCGTCGAGACTGTAGACCACGGCTGGTTACACAAGGACGATGCGTGGCAGTGCGAAGGCTCTGACAACTACTATTCGGACAACACCGACTATGTGCTCATCGACGGCTGCAAGTATCACCCTGACCACACCCCTGCTCAAGACGAGCTGTTCAACACTGAGGAGTAATTCCCATGCGCAAACAATCCATGCTTCACAAGACTCTGTGCCGCGCCCTATCTTTGAAAAGACCTCACGGAGGAGAAGGCGCAGCCCTCTTCACAGGCTGGCTGTGTGACAACATCCCACGCCATCTAGACCTGACCATCGACGCCGCTGGCAACGTGCATATTGACGCACGCCGTGGCACACACAACCGCACACTCTTCGTTGCACACGTTGACACTGTGCACCACGAGGACGGCCCCAACAAGTTCATCAAGGCGCACGGTACGTGGTACGCCAAGGGTGCACCACTGGGCGCTGACGATGGCGCTGGCTGTGCCATGCTCATGCACCTGCTGTGCAGCAGTGTGCCCGGGTACTATGTCTTCACGCAAGGAGAAGAGCGCGGCGGCATCGGGGCCAAGCACTTGGCCAAGGATCACGCAGACCTCTTGCGCCAGTTCGACCGTGCCATCGCGTTTGACCGCAGGGGTATCGACTCCGTCATCACCCACCAGGGCTATGGTCGCTGCTGCTCCGATGCGTTTGCTGATGCGCTTGCTGACACGCTCAACGTGGACGACCGGCTCATGTACCTGCCCGACAGCACAGGGGTCTACACCGACACCGCCGAGTTCACAAGCTTCATCCCCGAGTGCACCAACATCAGCATTGGCTATGACCACGAGCACTCCGATAGGGAGTCGCTCGACATCTACCACTTCATGGCTCTGGCTGACCGCGTGGTGCAGATCGCATGGGACAAGCTGCCCACATCCCGTGACCCGCTGGCTGTGGAGAGCCACTGGGCAGACCAATGGCATGCCTACTACGCCGACATCCCAGCCTCTGTGACGACCAGTGTCAGCTCTTTCCCCTATGGCACGCAGAAGTTTGCCGATGGCTGGACTGAAGAAGACGACGTTGAGGAGGCGATCCAAGACGCGTTGGCTGGCTACCCTGGCTACCTTGCCGAGCTGATCTGCGAGTCCGTGTACCCCGAGGAGCCTGCGCTTGCGCGGCGCTACATCAGCAACAATAAGCTGCGCGATGCCGAGGTACTCAAGGATCACCTGAACATTTTGCGCACATACGGGGCTGGCTCCGTGCTCGCTAGCCTGTTTGACGCTGCCTACGCAGAAGTGTAATAATGTCCAACGCTTGACAACCTTCGGGTTGTCAGGCACGATTCACAAAAAGGAGAAAGCGAATGAAAATCGACTGGGCGCTGCTTCGCAGCCAAAAACTTACCCTCTTGCAGGTCATCAGTGTCAGCCCGCCCACTGTGGCGGAGGACTTGACGGGTATCTTGCATCTCATCGACCACCTACAGGACGAAGCCGCTGCCAACAGCGAGATCGGCATCAAAGCGGTCTTTGGAGAGGAGGAGTAAACATGAACGTACAAATGCTGCGCCATGTGCGCAAACTGTGGAACGTGGACTATGTACCACGCGAGGTCAACCGTACCAACCAGCTCAAGTGGGTGCGCTCTGTGCGCTCACTTGGTGACCGCTGGCTTCTGGCAAAACACATAGAGCGTAAAGGAGAGAGCCATGCCTGACCTTCAAACAGCGTTGAGCAAAGTACTCGACGAGTGGGCCAAAGATGACCAGCCCGTAACCCAATCACAACCACAACCCCAGGAGAAACAAACCATGACTTCAGTTACCTTCCCCATCACCACCAACGTATCACGCGCCACCTTCGACTTTGTGCGCGACAACCCAGGTCTGCACCACAACGAGGTCAAGCACAAGCTGATCGACAAAGGGTTCAAAGACAGCTCGGTGACTGCCCTCATCAGCCAGCTTCGCCGCTCAGGGCAGATCGCACGGCTGGCAGATGGTACGTACCACGCAACGGCCAAGGAGTACGTGCCGATCAAGCAGGTGTTCAAACTGGCGGTGAACAAGAGGACCGCAGCCAAGAAGGCCGCCAAGCCCGTAGCGAAACCCGCACCGAAGCCCGCAGTGAAAGCAACGGAGCCAAAGAGCGAAGGCATTGCCGCGCTGCAGCCCGTTGCTACCTTAGTGCCCGCACCAGCGCCTGTGTCAGCCCCTATCGTCGTCTCCAACGATGTCGAGTACATCCTCTCGACGCTGCCCATCAAGCAGGCCCGCTCGCTCTACGACGAGCTGCACAAAATCTTTGGGGTCAAGGCGTGAACGACCCGTTCGACTGGAGAAACTACAAGCCCCAGATCAGCATGCGTGATCTGGAGAAAGCGCGGCGCAACTCATACCAGATGACGCGCCACGTTAACGAGCAGCGCAAGAAGGGTATTGAGCCCAGTACCCTGTACAGCGAACGAACAGCACCATATCTGAGCGCAGCGCCCAAGGATATGGTGGTCGAGATGCCGGTGATGCCGGTACACAAGAAGACATTGGAGCGACACGCAAGGGAGAA